ACGACCGCACCAACGGAAAGGGAAGCAAGAAGCACCCGGATTTCTTTTTCGGCTTCCGAGCTGACATGTGGGCAGCCTACGCTGCCGGCCTTGCATACATAGAGACAAAAAGAGGACAACCATGGAGGAATGGAGACCCATCCCAGGCACCGGCGGACGCTATGACCTCAGTTCAGAGGGCCGGGTCCGCGCCTGGTTCCACTGTCGGGACGCCACAATCCCGATAAAGGAGCCAAGGATATTAAACCTCACGAAAGATTACCACAGCAAGACGATGCTGGTCACGCTGTACTATCCTGACGGAGGGGGACAGAAAACCCACCGAATCCGCAGCCTCATGCGGGATGTGTTCATGGACGGCCCGATTCCCGGCATGTGTGTCAAGAACAAGAACGGGGACTGGCAAACAAACTCTCGCCAGAACCTGATGTATTGCCCCAGCAAAAGCCTGTCTCCCAGCGTCAGAATTCCAGTGAAAAAGGTAAGCAGGGAGGGAGTCGTAGAAATTTACGCTTCCATTACCGATGCCGCACAAGCCAACTTCCTCACCACAAGTGGGGTGCGGTACCGGATCAGAAACCACGTCCAGGACAACGGGTGTTGGTTTGAATACGACAAATAGAAAGAAGGGGCCGGGTCGCCGGTCCCTTCTCGTTTTCTCAGGATGGGTAGCCGCCGTTGGCTACCATTTGACTCCAGGACGCCTTCCATGGGCTGGTGCGCTGGGCGTTGATGTAGTCGTACATGGCCTTTTTCTCCTCGTTGGAGGCCCCCTCCACGGAAAGAATTGCCTGATAGGCCGCATACCGGGACCCCGTGCCGTACTGGTCCAGACCGGATTGGAAGGCCGTCTGGTGTTCTGGCGTGACCACGCTCTCTAGGGTGCTTTTCGCTGCCTGGGTTCTCTGGTATACAGGCCGATAGGTGGAAGTCATCTCGTTCCAGCTCTTGGTGCTGTTGGAGGGTTTCAGGGCGTTCCAGTATTTCTCCTGTTCCGCCGGGTCATCGGTCATGCCGATGATCCCTCCGTAGAGCTCCGCGTTGCTGTAGTTCCCGTTGCCGTTGGAGTCCATCTCCCGTTTGGCGGTCAGGATCTGTTGAGCCTCTTCATCCGAGAACCCGGCAGCCCTGGCTTTGTTGTAGGCCGAGGCATCAGCCGGAACCATGTTCCAGAACTTCACATTGTCTTTGACGTACTGCTTCTGTTCCTCGTTCAGGTCCGTTCGGCTGTCCACATAGGCCTCAAACCGGCCCTGCTTGATGCTGTTGCTGGTCTCATCCCCGCCCTCGTCATCAATGACGCTCTTGTAGGTATACAGTTCCACGAAGGTGCCGGGATCCATGCCAACCTCTTCCTGGGCCTTGCTGGCATTGCGGATCCAGGAATCCTTGTCCTCCAGGTTGTCTCCCGCAGCCACCTTGCCCATCTCGGCGGAGTAGGTGTAAACCCGTTCAATGAACTTCGCCTTTTGCTCGTCCGTCATGTTGTTGTAGGCGTCCGTCCCAACGAACCGGTTCAGGATGTCGTAGGCCGTCTGACCCCTGGCGGTCTGCAAGCGGTTGTATTCCTCGCCAGTCAGGTACTGGTCATTGATCTGGGTGTTCGTCTGGGCCTGGCTGGGTAGGACCCCCTCGAACCCTTCGCCCAGGTCATACAGCCGCTGGAGCTCCGCTTCCAGTTCCCCGCTCTGCCGACGGGAGACATAGGCGGGGTTCAAGAAGTTATTCAGCGCGCGGATCAGGACATTCTCTCCCGTGCTCTCCGTCCGGCCCCAGGCATCCACATAATCCCGCTGCTGGAAGTCGATCCCGGGGATCCTGTTGGCCCAGTTGCCCAGCAGGATCTGCACTGCATTGGGGATGGGGGAATCCCGGTCAATGTAAGTAGACTGACGGGTGTCCTCCAGGAAGGTCCGTTCAATCTGTCCGCCGATGGTGGGCAGGAACTGCCCCAGGTAGGAGGTCAGCGCGTTCACCGCCAAAGAGGCAAACCCATTGTCGCTGTATTTCACGTTGTCCACCAGGTCGTTGAGGGATTGCAGCATGGACATTTCCAGCATGGGGTCTGCAATCCGCCCCAGGGCATCCATGGCAGCGTCAAAGGGCCGGACATCTTCCCCAGTTTCCCGGTCTGCAATGTTGTTGAACAGCTCCACTCCGATGAAGAAGGGTAGCGCCTCCGGGGCCAGCCAGTCCAAGGTGAAGGAGTAGTCCCCGATGTTCAGGGCGTAGTCCTGCCCGCCTTGCAGGTCGTTGAAATCGTCCTGTTTGTCATCCCCTGTGCCACCGCCAGAGACCAACCCTTGGGCAGCCATCAGAACGCCGAGGGCCGTAAGCCCCGTGCCCACCAGGCCGGAAGAGATGTTGTCGATGGCTTCCGCCGCCGTCTTGTTCCCTCGCCGCACCTGGGCCAAGTCATAGGTCAAACTCTTTGCCAGGCCAACCGGGGAGTATTCCACCGCCCGGACCGCAATATTGGCCGGGGTCTTTTTAAAGGGAAGGACGCCCTCCACCAAATACCCAATGGCCCGGTCGGTCTTGTTCTCGCTCCGCTGCAAACGGCCAGCCCGGGTGACAAACTCCGAAAACGCATTCATGTCCCGGTAGGTGGCCTGCTGGGCCTCCCGGATGGCGAATTCCTGGGCCGCCTGCTTCCGTTCCGCGTCGAAGGTCTCCGAGAGAAAGTCACTGGTGCTGATGTCGTTGGCTTTCAGGTACTCCGCCAGCGCCTCGGCATAGGCCGGTTGAGAGAACCACATGTCCTCTCGGTCCAGCATTTCCGAGTTGAACTGCCGCAGCCCCTCCAAGGGCTTTGCCCGGAAAATGGTGCGGTACCGGTCAATGGCGTCCTCCATGTCATCGTACTTGGAAGACTGCCGGATCAGGGGCTCCACGTTCTTGAAGTCCTCCCACCCAGCTTGCAGTCTGGCTCTGTCCTCTGCGTTGGCAATATTCAGCGGGGCCCTTGTCCGCCCTTCAATGCCCGTCGCCCCCTGGATGGCCCCGGATACCGCGTTCTTCATCATGCGGACCGGCATGAAACCAAGGTTGCCCAGGATGTTTCGGAAGTGGGTTCTCGGATTGCCCAGCATGGCCAGGTACCGCCAGGAGTTGAACTTGTCCTGCCAGGTGGCGGGTACTTTGGAGGCAATGTCCCGGTAAATCAGGTCCTGGATCCTCGCCCGGTCCTCCGGCGTCTCTGCCGCCAGGAACTGCTGGGCCAGGTCCGGGTCAATCTCGATCCCCTCATACTCCGGCAGCCCGGTCTCCCGATTTACCTTCGCATTCTTCCGAATCTGGCTGTCCAGGTTCTCCACCTGTTTGGACATGGCATACAGCTGGCCGGAGGGGGTCATTTTATTGATGAGGTTGAACGCCTGGAGAGACTGGCCCAGGGCCTTGCCATAGCTCACCATCTCCGAGGCAATGTCCATTGCCGTAATGGCGTCCCCGCTGTTCACCGCGTTGTTGTACAGGGTGATGCCCAGGGCGGAGAGGTCCTTGTTGAACCGGCCCGCCTTCATGTCACTCATCCAGTCCTCTTTGGCCCGCTGGAATCCCTTTTCCTGTACCGTCTGTTCCGCTCGGTTGGTGGCTCGCTGGTCCGAGTAGGCCATCCGAGAAAACTGCCCGCTGGCCAGCGCCTCTTCCATCTGCTGGGCAAACTCATTGGGGGTGATGTTGGCGTTGAGCAGGGTGGATGCTGTCTTGCTGGTCAGCCTTCCCTGGGGGTTCACCCGGGGCACTTCCGACGGGGCCCGCCCCCGGTTCTCCATGGTGGCCTCTGCCGCCTGCCGGTTCACAGGGTGGAATCCGCTCTCCGGCGTCTCAGCCTGCCAGTTGGCAAACTGTCCTGCGCCGCCCACGGACATGGCCCCCCGGCCCTCCGGCAACTCGGGATTGACAGTTGCGCCCTCTTCTTGTATAATATTAGTAGAAGGCGAAACTGTGTCGCCGGAGTTGCCTTGACGGGCGCCGGTCCAGAACGACACGGGGTCGCCTTCCTCGTTTGTCAGGACAACCTCGTGCAGATAGTACCGGCCCGCCGTGTCAGTGCTGTTGTCATCTCTCCGCACCACCACGCCGACATCATAGTCTTCTCCGTTGATCTTTACACGACCGCCAATGGTGACAGAGCCATACCCCCGGTCCTTCCAGTCCGTTTGCTCGTCAATGATTTGACCGTCCTCAATGACGGTGGGGACGGCGGCAAAGGTGATGGCCTTGTTCCGGCCAATCCCGTGGGCCACCGAGGTTCTGGCCCCTCTCCGGGTCAGGGCAACGTCCCCGAACCCAAGTCTGGTCACGCGGTTTCCGAGAGACCGGAAAAAGTCCGACACCTGGTCGCTCAGTCTGCGGGAGCGGTCGGAAAACTCGTTCCCGGTCAACTCCATCAGCACACCGCCGTCTGCGATCGTGTCCCGGTTGTTCCGAATCACGTCCACCACACTATGGTTGACGCGGTTGCTTTCGTTTGCTACACTATCAAGAGATGGCGACGTTGCGTCGCTGGGGTAGCCCGCAAGGGTCCTGGTCTCGATCGGCGCAACACCGCCAACCTCCCCAGTCGCACCTGCATTTCCTGTGGGTTGCGTCTGGGGATTTTCTTCGCCCATTCGCGCCTCCCACTCCTGCCGAAGCTGCTCCTCCGTCACCTCCCCGGCATCCATGGCAAGTGCATTTTGCCGCAGGTAGTGCTCGAAGGAATCCCTTGTCACCGCCCCGGGAATGGCCTCCTTCACTTGTAGATAGGCTTCGTTGGGGCCCACCCGCTGGTCCGGGTTCCCCAGGGCCTCGTTGGGGGTGTATCCCTCCGAAAGCATCTGGTCCAGGATCAGTTCCACCTTCTTGGCGGCGGCGTAGTTCTCCTGCCCCCGGTCTGCAATGATGTCCTGGCACACCTGGATGATCTCCTGGCGGGATAGGCCCAGGTCCGCCGCCCGCTCCAGAGCCTCGGAGTATCTGGCCACCGTCCCCCTGCCCTTCTGGTTGCTCTGGGTTTCCAGGCTCCAGTTGGCGTCCTCCATCAGGGCCTGGGCTGCCTGGACATAGTAGGAGTGCAGATGGGGATGGTCAAACTGGAAGGCTTTGACAGACCGGTTTTTCACGTCCTCGGTGGTCCGGTTGTCGATATGGTTTCCCGGGGTGTTATAGTCTGCGGAAACCTCCCCGGCCTCCACCCGCCGGGCCTGGAGGATCCCGTTGTACTCGTTCTGAATCTCGTCCAGTTCCGACCGCAGCGCCTGGTAGTTCTCCGGCGTTTGCAGGGAAGGGTCCTCCGCTGCGGCCTGGGCACGCTGCATGTAGTCCTGGTACCGCTGCTGGTATCTGGCTTCCCGTGCCTCCAAAGTCTGGGGGGCTTCCGGTGCGGAAACCGTCTCCGCTTCCCGCCTGGCGTTCCGCTCGGCGGCAGCCTGTTCCACCGCCTGGTTGAGGACCGACTGGGGCCCCCGGGGTTCCTCCGGCTCCATTCTCGCCGCCTGTTCCCGTTCCCGCCGGGTCTCCTGGATAGTCTGGAGCAGGGGATTTCCCGGGGTACTCGGCATCTGCGCCTGGGTCTCCCGGGTGACCTCCTGTACCGCCCGTCTAGCTGCGTCCTGCGCGGCGGCAGTCCCTCCTCTGGTTCTTCCCCTGGCAGCCGTGGTCCCGCCCGAAAGCGCGGACGCGCCGCCGCCCAATGCCCCGCCGGTAAGGGCACCCACAGCCGCCCCTTCCAACAGGTCTTGCAGAGAAAATTCCGCCTCCGGGTCCCTGGCCGCCACGTCGGCGGCATAGTTCAGGGCATAGGATGCCGATTCCTCCGTGGCCTCAATCCCTGCCTGACGAGCCATGTTCCGCAGCCAGGATGCACCGCCGGCGCCCCTGGCAATGCGCACCAGGTTCCCGATGGGGATTTTCTCCGTAACTCCTTCAATGGCACCAGAGACAAGGCCGCGGCCAAGAGCCTCCGTGGCAGAGGTCCCCCTGGAAAGCAGTTCTCCGGCCTCGCCACCGGCGGCCTGGGCACCCATCAGCGCGGCACCGGCAGCAGGACCGGCCACGGCGGAAAGGCCCAGGGCCGGGGCCATCCCCAGGGCAGACATGGCGGCCTGGTTCACCAGCCGCCCAAAGGGGCTGTCGATGCTGTTCTGCACCGTTTCCTGCTGCCGGGCTGCCTGGCGCAGCCGCCATTGCCCCTCCGACCAGGGATGCACTTCCTCTTTGGCGCGGAGCCGTTCCGCAGCGGCGCGGGCCTCTTCCAGTGCCGCCTCCAGCCTTTGCCGCTCCTCCTCGTCCTGAGTGGTGCGGACCTGCCGTTCCAGCCGGTCCACCTGGTCCTTCTGGGACTGGTAGGCTACGTTGTTCCGGTTGCTGATGGCCTCCCGCGTGGCGGCATGGGCCGCCTCTCCAAGGCTGAGGAGGGATCCTGTAATCTGATTCCAAATGGAGGGGAAGAAGTTCCTCTGCCCCTCTGCCTCAAGCTCCGTAGGGGTGTAAATCGGCCGCCCGTGGGCGTCGGTGCGCTGCACGGTGGGCTCTTTAGACCGCAATTCCCGGATCTTGTCCAGGTCGTAGCTGTTCTGGGTTAGACGGACATTCTGCCCCAGGATTCTTCCCGTCTCTTTCAGTTCCTCGTTTCCGGTCTCTTCCCCCAGTTCATACAGCCGCTTTGCTGCACGGAGGGCCTGCTTCCCTTCGGCGGTCATAATCTGATTTTCCTGTGCGGTCAGTTCAGGGAGGATGCGGTCGGCCCCGCTGCCGCCGCCGGAATACCCGCCCAAAGCGCGCTGGTACTCCGCCATGAGATGGGCCTGCTCCTGGAGCTGCCTCCCTTCTTCCTCAAACCCTTCCCGGATCAGTTGCGCTCCCTCGTCATACTGCTCCTTGGCATCCTGGATGATGTCCCGGGAGAGATAACCCAACCGCTGGTCCGATGCGCTCAGAGGGTATTGCAGGTCCCTGAGCTCCTGGCGATAGGCCGCCCTGGCCCGTCGGTCTGTGGTTTTATCCAGTTTTTCCTGGAGTTCTGCAATGCGGGTCTGCCGCTCTGCGTTCTCCCTGGCCTTCCTGCGGGATTCCGTTGCCTGGTTGCGCTGCTCATTCTCTTCCATACCAGAAATGCCGCCGGGGAGAGTGGCGTCTGCCCTGGATCGCAGCTCTTCCAGCTGTTGCTGGTACCGCTTCCGAGCGTTGCTGTCTGTGCTGCTGCTGATCTTGTCTTGGAGCTTCTTCGCTTGGGTGTCATATACCGCCTTGCCCAGCTTCGCCCCGTAGGAGTTCTGCTTTTTCTGGGTGTTTTTTCTAGTCTGGTAGTCTTGGTAAAAGTTCCCGGTGAAAACCCCGTTGTTTTTGGAGTTGGACGAACCGGAGGAGGGTTTCTTGCTGGAACTGGACGAGCTCCCCTTGTTGTTCCCCTTGTTCTTGTTCGCCTGGCCAACGGTGTTTTGGAGCCATTCGTCCGGCGTCATCACACCAAGTTTCTTTTTCAGAGGCAACGCAATCCCTTCCTTTCTATCTCAAATGGGCTACGACATTACGCTGTAGCCCAAGAAATGTTGGGGTTCATGGCCTGCCAGGTCTTTTTCATTTGATTGACCTGATCCTGACTGTAGCCAAGAGCCAGATACCCAGAAAAGTCGCCAAAGGCTGCCAACGTCTCCGCCCGGTCAAGCAACTTTTGATAGTTCTGCTGGTTTGCGTTCTGGTTGAAATCGGCAATATCCTGGTCCAGGTATGCCTGGTTCAGCCAGCGGTCGGTGTCCAGCTGGGCCTGGAGCCGGGCAGTGTCCACCACACTCTGGGCCTGCTGCCGGTATTCCTCCAGAAGGGCGGCGGCTCTCTCGTATTCGTTGTTGGCGATGGCTTCCGCAATAGAGTTCTGGTAACCGACCTCCAACTGGTTCAGCTGAAGCTGCATGTCCGCAATGGCATCTGCCTCGCCGCGCCGCAGCGATCCAAGGTCATTTTGCAGCTGAGTGGAGAAAGCCAGGCTGGCCTGTCCATTCACCCCGGAACCCAGGCCCGTTGCGGCGGCATACTCATTCCACCGCAGCCTGTCCCGCTCCGACTGGGCGGCCACCGCGTTTCTCTGGTCCTGGTACTGCTGGGGGATCCCAGACATGGCGTGCTCGATCTCCAGCCGGGACTGGTCGTAGGCGTTCTGTAGCCCCGCAATGGCTGCATCCAGCGCAGCGTCGTATACGTCGTTAGTAGGATCAATTTGCGCCTCGTAGCTGGGCAGAGTCACGTTGGGCAGGCCCACGTTGGGCAGGTTCCCCTCCGGCAGTTCAATGGGCAGGTACATGGACCCGTCGCCGCCGCCGGAATAGCCGTACTTCTCCCGGATGGCCTGGGCCGCCGCGTGAAGCTGCTGCTTGAGGGCTTCGTCCCCACGCATGTTGGCCTGCTCCCAGGCCGCCTGGAGGGATTCAATTTTCGCCTTGTCGCTCTCCGAAAGGCCCTGGTCGTTCCAAGTGCCCATGGGGATGTAGTTCCCGTTGGCATCCACCGTACCGCTGGTGGCCCGAGAGGGAACCTTAATGGACCACAGCCCGTTGGTGGGGTTGTAGCTTGCCCCCGGCGTGTTGGGGTTTACCACCAGGTAATTGCCCCCGGCGGTGATGACGGTGTCGCCGATGTTGGTCCCCGCCGGGGCGTTGCCACCAGGAGCCACATTCACATACCGGCCCGTCTCATAGTATCCGCTGGGGGTGTTGTAGCTTCCGTTTCCTGTCTGGGTGGTGTTGGAAACACCCGTGCTCCCGCCGCTTGTCGGCTTATTGACATGCCCCTCTGGTCCGGTGTAGTCCGTGCCCCCAGCAGTCCCGGCTTTCACCGTCTGGGTGTTCACGTTCACATGGTTCACATTCTGAGCCATGACGTTCCCTCCTTCCGTTTACTGTTTCCAGGTGCCGCCTGTCCCGCAATATACACTGGCTTCCACCCACTGATTATTATTTCCGTAGTAGACCTTGCACTGTTTCCAGCTGTCTCCTGCTCCAAAGTAAACGTTGTACACATAATCCGCAAGCCAAATTGCGTATACTGTCCGGGTCCCAGCGTCCCAGAGCGTGTTCCAAGTTTCCGGTGTGGTATCCGTGCTGGAAGTGCCCCATCCCTGGAATGTATACCCTTCATAAGATAGAGAAGGTTCTTGTGGCCGGTTGCTGGTAACGGACCCAGTCCCGTATCGGTAGTTGGTCACATTCTGACTTCCGGAAGAACTGCCATTTTGCGGGTGATAGGTCATGCGTTCCGTTTTCTGGTAAGTGCCATACACCGTAGTATGACCAGCATCCCATAGAGACGTAGCTGTAGCATCACTGGACGATTCACTGGCGCTTGCAGAAAAACCAATATAATCCCATCCGCTTACTGCGCACTCCGTGTTGACCGTTCCATAGGAGCTGATGGAATTGCCGCCAGTATGGGCCCCTGTCCCATAATAATAAGCGTCCGTGACAGAGGTAGTTTTTGTGACAGAGTTTCTAGTACTTGTCCCGCGATAGTAATAGACTGTAGAACTGCTGGACGATCCGTTTTTTCGGTACACACCATAAATTGTAGTATGTCCAGCGTCAAACGCTGATGTCGCCGAGGAGTAAGAGGTCGTTGTAGTGTTGGATTTGGTTGCCCATCCAATTAAGGTATAGCTGCTATCACTGGCGCAAGTGGTAGTCATGGAACCGTAAGACGAGGATGGAGTCCCACCGCTTTTACTGCCCATTCCATAATAGTATGTGTCGGAAATGGTAGTTGTCTTTAGGACCGATCGCCGCGAACTGTCGCCCCGATAATAATAATATGTTTGAGTTGATTCGCTTCCGCTCTTCTTGTACACCCCGTAAATCGTTGAATATCCCGCGTCAAAAGCGTCGCTTGCGCTGGTGTACCGTACAGAGGTGGAACTTGAAGAAGTGGCCCACCCTTGTAAGACGGCTGTGCTGTCTGCCAAACAAGATGTGGTCATATTTCCCATGCTAGTGCTGGTACTTCCACCGCGAGTCTGCCCAGTTCCGTATAGTGTTCTCTCTGCTGTCGTGGTGGTGATCGTTACACTTTTCCGGGAAGATGTACCTCTATAGTAGTAGCAAGTACTGCTGCTGCTCGATTGTGGCTGCGTGTATACACCGTACCATGTCCCTTCATTTAAAGACGCGGACCAGGTGGTTCTAGTATACGAAGGGGAATAAGACGTTCTCGAATAGGAAAGGCCTTCATAATTCCATGTTCCATAAATATGTGACGGCCGTTCCATCTCATAATCCAGTTCTGAGTTGTTGTAACTGTCTATAAGGACAAGTGTGTTCATCCCCTTATAAACATAACACGCCCACCGAGGAACTCTTAGATAATAAACATAGTCGCCAGCATTTCCGCTTAAGTTTACGCCATCTCCGATGTCGGTACTAGAAAGTACGACTTGAAATTCCTTAAACGATGTGCTGATATCTGGATCGTCATCAATAAATGTATTTAAATACCCAGACGATCCGATTTGTCCTTTCTTATAGTATTTATACCCAGACCAAGAGCCGCCAAAATAGACGTAATAATTGCGAGCACCTCTTATTTGTAAATCGCCGCCATTTGTATAATTGCACGTTCCAGTCAGAGTAATGCTGGTAGGTTTCGCCCACGCCATCCCTATTCACCACCTTTACGCTTCATAGGTAATAAGAATAGCTCCATTTACCACCACAGGTTTCTGATTGTCCGCAGAAATTAAAATTCCCGTGGGGACATAAGCATCCAACTTCACCTTATCCTGAGCGGGCATCTGACCATCCGTTGAGGATGTCGCCGGTTGTTTGTACCGTTCGTCAGCGGTATCCTGATCTAACGCTCCAACATCATCCGCAGTAAGTTCAATGTTGGTACTAAGTGCTTTCCCATTGATGGTGCGGGTTGTGGGCACAGCGCCAATGTCTTGCGCAGTCGTTCCATGAGGGTTACCTGCTACAATTTGGCTGTGGTCATACGCCACCTTTCCACGGTCCCCGCGATATGCAGTGCTGGAAGTTTCTCCCAGAGCAAGAGAGGCGCTGATCTCTACATAATTTGTACCGCCCCAACGATAGGTTCGATTTGTGTCTTGCGCAACATAAATTTTCCCGGCTTCTCCTGTAGCCGGGAACGCAGTCAGACTACTGTACTCCAGCACATCATCCACATAGGAAGGAAGTTGACTCGCAGGGACTTTCCCTGTCTCATCCAATTCTGCAACGCCATTTGCTTCGCCTTTCTGCACTGTAGGAATAGCGCCCACGTCAGCAGCAGATGGCATCCAGGAATCCGGTCTGGCCCCAACATCCGTTGCATCCGGCATCCAGGTATTCGGTCTGGCACCTACCATAACCGCAGTATAATCTCCGGCCTGTGGAACAACTGCGCCTTTTCGGCCATGGAAAGTCGAAACACCAATGTCCGGCGTATCTTGGGCAACAGCCTTTCCGGTGGCATCAAATCCTACCATCTGGCCTTGTGAACCAGACAGTTTGTCCTGTTTTTGAGCTGCTGTCTCCAGCACAAATTTTTTAGTCGCTGCGTCGGTTTCTTCAATAGGGTCCCCAAGATCTGTAATTTGGTTCATTCCCATCTGAAGGTTTCCCGTCATGGGAACGGATCCGTCCGCCTTCATATCGCCGGAGCCGTTCCCGGGATCCCCCTTTTCGCCTTTATCTCCCTTTGCCCCTTTAAGATTGTGGAAGATAAAACTAAATACCTTGGCTGTATCGGGGCCGGAAGCAGATACTTCGGCAGATGGTGTCCCTGTTCCGTCATCTACAGAAACGATAGGCGCACCGAATCCTGCGGAAGCGCCGGGGTCTCCCTTTTCTCCAGGTGCTCCGGGAGCGCCTTGTAACTGCCCCTGGCTTCTCCATTCTGGTGTTTCCGTAGTATCCCACATGTAAATGGTATAGGGAGCAGAATCCCCCACATTATACATATCTCCCTGCGCCGGGCTGGGGACTGCTTCTTGCAGCGATTCTAAGGTGTCAAACGTCCCCTTGATATCCAGTCCGGTGCCAGTCTCGCCCTTTTCACCCCTCGGTCCGGCGGGTCCTATTACATTACCAGCATTTTCTTGGGTGCCGTCACTGTAAGTCAAAACCAAGTCGCCGTCTCCGGTTACCATAGAAGAGGTCACGCCAGGCCCTCTCGGTCCTGTTTCGCCTTTTGGTCCGGGCGATCCTTGAGGACCGACTTCCCCCTGGATGCCTCGCGGCCCCTGTACGCCTTGCTTCCCTTGCGGCCCCTGAGGGCCAGTATCTCCTTTTGGCCCCTGTTCACCTGTGTTGCCGCGAGGAATGCCAAATGTTAGTTTCACGGAACCAGAAACAGATCCGGTTCCCTTGCTGACTGTGGCATCGTTCCCTGCACTCAGAGTAGTGGCAACCACTTCCATGTTCTCAATAGCGGCCTGAGCAGTTTTCGCTGCACTTGCTGATATGCTTGCCGCATCTTTTGCAGCTTCTGCGGCTTCTGCCTGCTCAGTGGCTTGAGCTACAATGCCGTTGGTAGCATCCTCCCGCGCCTGTTCTGCCTTTTCTCGTTCTTGCTCGGCGGAAACACGTGCTGTCTCGGCGGCCACTCGGCCTTGCTCTGCAATGACCCGCCCGCCTTCTGCCGAAACACGAGCTTCTTCCTGCCGACCCCGTAAAACCTCGGAACTCTCTCGACCAGCCTCCGCTGATGTCCGGTTGGTCTCTGCCGTGCCTCGTCTGGCTTCCGCAGTAACACGCTCTTCTTCGGAAGCAACTCGGCCCTGCTCGGCAGCAACCCGCTGTTTTTCCGCCTGTACTCTGGCTGCCTCGGCAGCGGTCCGCTCGTCTGCTTCGGCCACCGTGTCGCTAATGGCAGGAAGCAACGTGTTGTTCAGGTAGTTTTTAATGATGTTCCCAGACTCGTCAAATTTAGCTTTAAGCTCAGAAGCCGTTAAACCGCCTGTATCGTTAGGTTCGTCATCCAACTTTTGAATGATGTCCAAATCATCCTGTATTTCGGGAATTACCAGGGCAGAAAGAATATTCAGGTCAGCGTCTAAGGGTTGTAAGCTCATCGTTGCTCCCTCCTTACTTGGCGTAACCGGTGTAACGGATACGCATGTCTGCCGCAACTACCGTAGTTGTGGTGTTGGCACCCTCATAACTAAGAATCAGTTTATAGTAAGCAAATTTCTTAGCTTTGATTTTTAATCGCGTGGTATGTGGCTTCCGGTTCGTGTTGAAGCTCCAGCGCCGGAAGTCAGCACTGCTAAAAGAAAACACCGAAGAAGTTGCTTCTTTTTTAGCATGGTCACTCTTCCGGTCGGTTTCCACTGTTACGTTAACCATACTGCGTAGCTCTGGTCGTAGAACCACCCAAAGCATAGCGGAGTATTTCCGCATAAACTCCCGGTCGAAGGGTTCCGCCCCGGAAGCCCAGTACCCGGTGATTTCCGTTCCGTTGTCCGTCCGGTTGTTGCGTGATACCAAATTCAGCCGCCCAAGGCTGTCTCCTGCATAAAGTTCTCCGTTCAGGTTTACCATACACGTCACATCAAAATCGGTATAGTAATACCAAGCATCCGCAGCATAGTTGTACACCAGGGCCTTCTTGTCATAGCAGATGTAATACTCCTGATTGTCCTTATCGTCATAGCAATAACATTGAGAGAAGTCAAAAGTAGCAAGCGTAGCGTACACCCGGTCGGAAATACGTTTGGCCTGCCGTTCATCCACGCTCAAGTTACTGGAGTAGGAAGAGTTGTTTTTCCACTCGTATAGGTCTTTACCACACAGAGTATAGGGACTGTTTAACACTAACCTGGCTTGCCCCACGGCCTCGTTTCCCAGGTTGCGGTTGATAGGTGTGCAGTAAAAAGCTGCTGTTGAAGTATTGTCCGGAAGAGTGATGGTACCATACTGAATGGAATACGCTTCGTCTTCCTTAAAAGCAATCAACCGAGAGTAATGCCGTACCAAACCAGTAACTGGCGTATTCTCCGACCCTACGGAAATAACATTCAACGCAGGGAAATAGGTTGCTCTTGGGACGCCATTTTCATCAAAGTCGGAATAATAGATCTTATTCGTCCCGTTGCCATAAATGAAAATGCGGTTGTCCGTTTGTCCGTTATAGAACTCAACGAACCGCATTCCGCTGAAAATGCCCGGATTTCCGTCTCCGGTGTCTGTTGCAAAAGGCCATGGGGTATCTGTGCTCTCATACAGCACTTCGAGCGCATTTTCTCCTGCCTCTGGAGCTGTATTGAATTGAATCCCAATCGGGACATTTCGCTCCTTGAGAATAGAATAATCCGAGTTTGAAATACTTTCTCCTGTCACCAGGTCTTTTACATATATGTTGCCAACCACAGCATCCTCATTCATGCTTGGTAAAAGGAACTCTTTCCCTGTGCCGTCTGGAGAAAGCCATGCCCGGCACTGCGAAAACAAAAGTCCTTTTTGTTGTAAGCTAACGCCACCGCCTGTTTTTCTGGGTGGAACGGAAATTACCACCAAGGGATAGTACACCTCATCGTCCGGCCCAGAGGAATCAATTCTTTCGATGGAATGACCATATCCTTTCCAGACATAGAAGTCCAGCCCAGTCATAATATAGAGCTTTTCAGACATACCAAAGAAGGTATAGCGTTCCTTTCCTAGCTCCTGAGGCGCATTGACTTCTCCGAGTGTGGAAAACAAAAAACCAGGTCCTTCCATCCAAACCAGGACAACCTTGTTGAACGCAGCTCCGACAACAACTTTGTCACCGTCAACATGGCCGCACCACAGCACCGTCACGCTGCTTTTTGCCACGCCAGCCGGTTTGATGGTCACGTTACGCATGTACCAGGAATACGTTGTGACGCCTGCTTCCGTTTTCGAAATGCACTTATCCAGCTGATAGAAATTCCCGTCTGTTCCTTCCCAAAAAAAGCCGGTGTACTTACTCCAATTAGAGAATGTCACACTAGCGGATTGACCGGACAACTGGATTCCGTCCGAAATCTCAGCAGTTGGGTACATGGTCAACGTACTCGCTACGTTATTGTCTACTCGTACCACCGATGAAGTGTCGCTAATTTCCAAAGCATAATCGTCTAGCAACATCCCGACAGTTCTCAGCCCGGGCCGCTTCTGCAAACTCCGATCTCGCGTAATCTTAAAATTCCGCATGACCGACGCTTCGCCCAGCTTCAACTTTGTGTCTCCGTCTGGGCTTTCGTTCAGGCCAAGAAACTCCTGAATCCGAAACACCTTCTCGTCGCTGCTCGCCTTGATTTCTGCCATGCTGCATCACCACCTGGAAAACTCGTTATACTCGAACCCGACGCCGTAACAGTCGGTGATGGCCTCCGCCGTTTTCGGCAGGCCCTTGGAAAGGTTGTTCCGAAGTTCTTCATACCGCTGCTGGAAAAAGGATGCAGCCGATGGGTTTTCGTCCAGCAGCAGGTGTGCCGCCAGGCCGTAGGGCATAACACTCTGGCAAATGTAATCGTCCAGGTCGATGGGGGTGTCAAAGTCCTGAATCACCGAGACAATGGGGCGCTCTCCTGCTGTCTCCACATCGTAGGTGTCGCTGTAGGGGTACAGTTCACCCCGCAGCGCGTTCAGGATCAGAAGCGTCCGCACCTTGTATTCTCTGGTGTCGGCAGTGTCCGTCTCTCCGGAGTTCTCATTGACCTCGTCGATCAGGCCCATGGTGATGTCAAACACCCTCTGGGCGGTGGTGGTAGGTGCGGGCATAGTCGGTTCCCTCCTTTATGAGAAACGGGGCGGGAGGGTGGCCCTCCCACCCCGTTATGGGTGTCGGTCAGCCTGCGCTGACAGTCTCGGCAACGCCGGAGTTGAGCTTTCCGGTGGTCACTGCATAGGCCTTCACGGTAACACCAGCAGCGGCAGTAGGCTTGCTGGAACTGGAGTAGGTTTCCGCAGTGTCCGAATTCTTGGGGTTGGTGCCGTCCAGGGTGTAATAAATGTTGGTCGCACCGCTGGAAGTCAGGGTAACCTGGCCGCCGGAGGCGATCTCAATGGTGGGCGTGGTGGTCACACTGGCAGTGGCCCCGTACACATACAGGCCGTTGATCTTCTGGCCCAGCACAAAACTGTCGTGGATGTACCGGCCCTCGCCGATGTCGGCGTCGAAGCCCAGGGGATGGGTCTGCACCCGCAGCACCTTCCGCTTCATGGGATCCACCGTAGAACCCTTGTACTTGATGAGGAAGGACACGCCGGCAGGCAGCAGATCGTCAGGCACCGCCACAATGGGGGAGCCGTTGATCACGCCAATCTGGCCGTTCAGAATGGCCCCGGTGGTGTACTTCTCGTTGTTCTGGAGGTTGGTGGCCAGCTTGGTCTGGATGGCCAGGGTCTCGGAGATAAAGGTCACCCGAGCCTTGCCCTTGGGCACCCGCTTGTTGCTCATGGCCGCGTGGCCGGTGAGCAGGGCCTCAATCACCGTGTCCTTGGTCAGGGCGGCCCCGGCGGTCACAATGCCCGCGCCGCTGGACCAGGTGGAGAACCGATATCTATCCACTTCGGGGACCACCTGCTCGTCCCAAACCTGCTTCAAAACGGCATTGCAGTGCTTGATGTTGAACTGCTCACCGGCGTTCCCCGCGTCGATGGCGAAGGTGTACGCCTTGTCCTGGGTCATCACCAGGGTCTGCACGGTGTCGCCCAGCTCATTGATGGTGCCAAACCGGCTGGCGGAGGCGTTCCGGTTGTAGTCGGTGATAGGCACCTGGTCAATGGTCCAGATCTTGATGGCGTTCACGCCCTCAAAGGAATAGCTTTTGCCTGCATAGGCATCGGTCAGAGAGGACTGCTTAAAGCGCTCGTCCAGTTTCTTCTCATATTTGGTGGCAAGATTGATAGTAGCCATAGTCATTTTCTCCTTCCTGCCCCCAAAATCATGTCAGGGGGCAATCAGGTCCCGTCGTACCAGGCGCGGTCAAACTCGTCCATTTCACTGGCGCTTCCCGCGCTTCTCTGGCTTCCTGCGGACCGTCGTTTGTTCTCGCTGTTCTTCTTCGCTGTCTCCAGCTGGCTCTCAAGCTTGGAAACTTTCTCCTTGAGTTCCCGGTTCTCGAATCTGGCATAGGCGTTCACCAGGTCCTCGCCATCCTTGAAGGCGTCCCACACGTCCTTGGGGATGTCGTTTGGTTTCACCTTCGGATAGGTTCGAGCAAACCGCAGAAATTGCTCCTGCCGTTTCGCTTCCTCCTGGCTTTTTTCCTGGGCTGCTTTCTGCTGCTGGTCCTTCTGGGCCTCAAAGGCCTTTCTCTCTCGGTCCAGCTTGATTCTCTGGAGGGCAACGTCCTTGTTCAGGTGCTCCTTCTTGGCCAGCACCTCGGCCCGTGCCCCGTCGATCAGGTCCTCAACGGAGATCCCCTGGGGCGCGGCGAGTTCCTTGAGGAAGGTCTCCATAGCGGTGAGGCGTTCCACCTCTTTCCGCGCCGCGTCCCGGTCCTCCCGGATCCGCTGGTAGTCCAGGCCCATCTGGGCATAGGCGTTCAGCTGTTCCGGGGTTACCCGCACCGTCTGGCCCAGGTGTTTCAGCTCGATCAGTTCCGGCTGGTCTGCCTCTTCCGATCTGTCAGTCTGCTCCTGCGCTTCGGCTGTGGGCTCGTTGGCCGCTTCGGCCTCTGCTTCCCCTTCCTGCTGGTCTGCTTCCGGTTCCGCAGTGTCATTCTGCGTCTCGCCTCCCTGACTTTCCTCTTCGTCTCCGTCCAGGATCTCCAGATCCGAAAAGTCGATGTCGGACCAATCGTCCGGGTCTCGGGCGGGATCTTCTGTCACGCTTTCGGTGCTTTCAGGGATAGTGTTCACAGTCAGTTCGTCCATGTGTAGTTCCTCCTATTGGGCATGGGTGGCCCAAGTTTGTTCTTTGGTTCCTGCTGGTTTGCGGTCAGTTGGTTGTATGCTTCACCCGGTCCTCCACTTCCGCCCGCTTGGCGTTGTTGAACCGGTCCAGGGTGCCCACCAGGTAACCGGTGATCCGCCGGATCCTCTGGAAGGGCACCTTTTCAAAAACGGGGGTGATCCCGTATTCGTCGGGATTGCCGGTGCGGCGGATGGAGAGCTCCACCACGTGCCGCCCCTCTTCCTGCTCCATCATGGCAATGGCCGCTTGCACAATCTCCTCGGGGATGTTGTCCGGGTTGTGGATGGTCACGTCCATCACAGCAGCCCCTTCCGGTTCAGCACCGCCGCGAACTCGTCCCGTTTCAGGGGGCGTTCCGGGCTGGTGCCGTCCATGACACCGGTTTCCTTGGCCTTCTTCCAGGCCCCCTCCTCCTGGGACCACTCCGGCTCCGGCAGGGTCACTATGTGCTGGATGGCCTTCTGGTAAATCTGATAGGCCTGCTCGTCGGTCATTTCCTGGAGCAGCTTATTGATGTCCATGTCCTCGTCCTCTCCTTTCAGTCGCGCATTGACAAGTTTTGCGATCTCGCCATATTTCCCAAACAGATAGTTTCCCGGGCAGCTCTTGCCCTTGTCTGTGGTGTATCGGTGGGGGACCATGTTGCACACGGCCCAGTCGCCGGTAAACGCGGGGCAATACTGCTTGCCTTCCTTCCAGATCAATTTCTTGATGCCGTTTCGCTGGCAGATGTCCACACAGAGGTCGATCAAGCTCTCGAAGGCGGCTTCCGTACATTCATAAGGCTCCTGGTAGCTCTGGATACTGGATACCTCGATGGTCACCACCTGGTGATCCACCTTGTGGGAGCAGCACCAGGCCCGGTTTTCCTCGAGTACGTACTGGCCAATCCGCCCATCCGGCCCGATGCCGTAATGGCTAGATGCCTCGGATGTCTGGAACACTTGACCACAGCCCTCCACACTGCCAGGGCCAGCCATCGTATGGATGGAGATGCCCTTGATTTTCCCCTGTCTGGGCTTCGTACAGTGAGGGGACAACTTCGTGTATACAACGAGTTTGCTGTTACTCACCGGTGCTCACCTCCTGCTTGACTTCGGGGAGCCCCGCAACGGAGGTCAGCAGAGACAGCACCCCAGCCAGCACAGCGGCAGACACCGCCATGACCCAGTTAACGTCAGACAACACAGCGGCTGCGCCGATGGTGGCGACAGCGGTTTGAGCCATAGTCTTGATGGCCCGCACCCCGGCAGCCTTCCACCAGAGCTTCCATTTCTCGCTCATCGGTCCTCCCTCCTTTCTTCCAGCACCGTAATTCGGTGCTCGTGATCGTCCACCTTTTCGTAAATGTCTTCGTGTACGTCCTTAAACTCCTTGAGTTGGTCCTTGTATCGGTCCTTGAATTCCTCCAATCCCTGGGTGAAGTTCGCCACCTGCACCGTCAGCTTCGTGATGGTGGAGTTCAGCTTCACCATTGGACCGGCAACGGAAATCACGAGGCCAACGAGGACCACAATGACTCCAACCACTTCCCATTCCGTCATGTGGCACCTCCCATTCGGTCAAACCATCCCTGCTGTGGTCCCGGTTTCGTTGACCTTTCGCTGCAAGGCGGAGTATCCGCCGCCTGTCGGGATCTCGTCCTTTGTGGTGTCTCCCGCCACCGGGGCCCCGCCGGGGTTCTGGGGGGAGCCCTGCTGCATCTGCGCCTGCATAGCCATGGCGTTTCTCTGCTGCTCTTTCAGCTCATTGATAAGCTCTCTCCGTCCTGGGATGTAGCCGTCGGGAATGCGCTCCAGGTACTGGATGGTGTCGATCTTCCCCATCTTCAACAGGTTGTCCAGCGTCTGGATGGAGGCGATTTCCGAGTAGTACGAACTGGCCCCGATGTCCAGTTTGATGTGCATGGGCATGTCTTTCAGCTGGGAAAAGTCGAACTGCATCGGAATCTCTGCTGGGGTCTCCTGTCCAATGAAGTCGTAGACCTGCCGGACCTCCTCCGGCGTGGTCATGTCTACATACCGTTTGCCGTAATACTCTCCCATAAACTCGATGTAGATCCTGTATAGGTCCTCAATGGACTTATACAGGTTTTGCTTTGTAATCTCCGACGGGGTGGAGGCAGCCCGCTGCAAGGCAATGATGGCCGACGTGTTGTCTGGCCGCGTGTCGCCCAAGGCAACGGACGTTGCGCCCAAACTCTGCTCCGTCTCCTCCACCGCCAACTGAATGAACTGGGAGATTTGCGGAGAGATGCTGGCCGGGTCAATGATCTTGGCCACGTTGTTCACGTCGCCGCCCTGGATCCCGATGGCAGCGCCAATCCGGTTATCCCACTTCCCGACCCTGGTCGCGTCGTACACGACCTTGGGAAATGCCGTGGTCATCAGGGACAGCTGCGACATGGCCCAGAGCTTATTCACGAAAATCTGATTGGGAATCAGACCGGTAATCATGGCCTGCCCGTGGAAACAGTCCTGGATGTAGTCCCAGTTCAGCCAGGAAATGGGATATAGCTTGATACCCAAATCCCACGGCTCCCGGATGGAGGACCCCCGGGCGCACTTGTACGCCCAGATGTGGCGGGTCTTGGTGTCCCGCCAGAAGAGCAGGATGGTGGTCACCTTGTCCGTGGTCTCTTTCGCCGCGTCCGGGTTGGTGTTGTCGCCGTCCCCGCCGATGTTCCGCCAGGTCTCGAAGCCGTTCTCCTTGGCCTCTGCCTGGGCTGCGGAGATAATTTCCCGCCGCTCCAGAATGATCCACGGCTGGCTCTGCACATCTCGGTCGTTGGAGTTGCCGAAATGGACCCGGAGATTCTCTACAATCTCGGTTCGGATACACCCCTTGGCGTCCTGCCCGGTCTCCGCGTCCGGGTCCCACCAGGTGTAAAGGCACCCGTCCCCATCCACAGCGGCATTTCTGGCGAACTCACGCATCAGCGACGGGATGTTGTTCAGTTCCGTCAGCGCGTCCAGTTCCTCGTTGATAATCCGAACCGGCTCCACAAGCGACGTGGTGTTCGGTGTCGCAGACAGCGGGGAAGCGTTGACCTTGATGTTGTCGCTGGTGATGGTCGCCACCGTGAAGCAGCACACCCGCTTGAGGAAGTTGAACACGGGAGTGGGAAGCCCGTTGGAAATCACGCCCTCCCACTGTTTCCCGATGAAGAAGTTCTCGTTGACGCGGACAGTGTCCTCCAGATTGATGCTGGAGTTGAAGTCCAGTCCTCGCTCGTACAACTTCCACGCCGTCCCGCAGTCCGGCAGCTTGCTCTCCTTCCCCAGGGAGTAGGTATTCAGGCCCGAAGTGTCCGGTTTTTTCTCTCGCTTAGGCATCGTCACCGCCTGCCTTTCTGGCTGCGTTTATGTCGTAATTGAGGATGTTGTTGATCCCGGTAAACAACAGTTCCTCCTGTCTCTTCCGGGTCTCTCGGTCACCCTCTTCCGCTTTCCAAACCTGTTCCAAGTGTTCTACCTTCTTCTCAAGGCTTCGCACTTTAAGGGAGATGCTGGCCAGGCGCGAGCTCAACTCATCCAGGTGCTTTTCGTTCTTGTGCTCCAGCACCAGCAGAACGACAAAACACACAAGGGCAAGCGCAGTTCCGATGCCAAACAGAATGGTTTCCATAGTGTCCTCCTCACAACGCAAGATAGCTGGGGCTGGGGGCCCCGCTTCCTACCATGAACTCCTCGTAGCTCTCCATGCTGTCCTCGTCATCGTCATACAGGACAACCTTCTTCTCGTCCTTTTCCGGCTGGGCAGGCAGCACACGGGAAATGCAGTAATACCGCACCCCGTCCACCGTGTGGGTCACCTCGTGGGGGTCCTTGGCACAGTCGTTGGGGTTCTTCTCGTCCGCCTGGATATCCTGGATATCCCCGATGACCTCTTTGCAGGCATCGAAGAACATAAGCCCCGGCAGCTTGTCCGGCACCGTCCCGTCTTCCCGGCGGAACATAGCCTGCACATAGGGGTCGCGCAGCGGCCTTGGAGCCAGCGCTTCCTTCATCATCAGGTGTCCCTGCACCCGGTTATTGTCCGCCCGGATCAGGCCAACCTGGTTCAGCATGAACACCTCCGCCATGGTCTTGCCGGTGTCTTTTTGCCGGCTCCACATATCCGGCGGGGCATAGGTGGCAGAAACATGCTCTCCCGGCAGCGTCAACTCGTGGATCTTCTCTGCCGCCTCTTTGACAATGAGGCCCTTTTGGGTGAATTCCCGGTAGCACCAAGACCTTCCGTCTTCGTCTACCGCCCACCAGAAACAGGCGAACATGTCCAGGCCGTAGTCGAAGCTGCGGTACCGCTGCCAATGCTCCGGGATGCGAAACGGCTGCACAACGTGGGTCGCGGTAGAGAATTCCGGGAAAAAGTTCCCGCCGATGGCGTTCCAATCACCGTACCGGTAGGCCCGCCGCTTATCCTCCGGCATGTTCGCCAGCATCCGCACATACCCTGGGGAAGAGGCCATCAGGTGGTAGTTGTCCTCCACCGTCGCCGGGATGAAGGTATAATCCTCCGGATTCTCGTTCTCTTCCGGGTTGTCGCAGTTCTGCTTGAACTGCCGGTCAATGAACAGCCGCTTCACCCACCGGTGGCCGACGCCGCCGGGGTTGCAGGTAAGATACATCCGCTTTGGAAACTGGTTCACGCCGCGCAAGCAGCCGCCCAGAAAGTTGAAACTCCGCTCGGAAAACTGCGTAGCCTCGTCGATGAAAATCCAGTCATATTCCAGGCCGTTGTACTCATCCTCGGAGGCGTCGCCGCTCCAGTGTCCGAACTTGATGGTGCTCCCGTTGTGAAAGGTCATCAGGTGGGTGGTGGCGTTGTAGGAAGCCAGCGCAGGCGGCACCATCTTCACAATGGGCCGGATGTGGTTCTCTTCCAATTCCGGGTAGGTCCGACGCATGATAAGGATCTTGATGCCCGGGTTGGCAATGGCTCCACCCACAGCCTTGATGCGAACGGCATGGGTCTTGCCGCCGCCCTTGGCCCCGCCGTATGCGGTATAGGTGGTTCGGGAGAGATAGAACAGCTTCTGCTTCGCGTTGGCTTCTCCCGGGTCCCAGACAACGTCCTTCTTCTGGACCTTGCTCATCCTTCGCCGTGCCGTCTCTCCTCACCTCCAAACGCAAAAAACGGGGCCAACCTGTCGGAAATTCCAACAAGTTGACCCCGTTCGGTCCTTCTCCCCAGCCATTCCCAGGGAGGTCTCTATTCGTCTGTAAGCTTGCCCTCCAGTACGACCTTGCGCTTGATCTGCACAACCTTCACCGTCCCGTTGGGTCCGGAAATGAGCTCCACGCGCCCATCCCGTTTCAGAAGGGCCTGGATCCTCTGTATCGTGTCTCTGTCCATGCTCCCTCCTGCTCCATATTCCGCGTTCTGGTGGTTCCCCCTGGCCTCGAACCAGGATGTGCCCGGATATGAGCCGGGTTCTCTGCCTCTTGAGATAGGGAACCCTATGGGCGGATTCTGTCTCTACAGGCCCCGCCACGCCCAGCCGTTTTCTCACGCGTCGGCACGCTACCCCCGTCTGGACTCGAACCAGAATCCTGCAAAAAGCGCTTTTACCGTCAAAGCTACAGGGGCAAATGGGGAGAACCCGTATGGCAACCGGGTCCACCCGCTCTCCGTCTTTCCGGAGCGTCATGCAAGAAAAATCCGCCATAAATTTTCCACGCACTGCCGAACGTCAGGCGCGACCTGACACCCTCGGATAGTGAGGGCCTTTCTGAGATTCGGCATATATGGCCCTAAATTCTCGGGCCATGTCGCGGGTTTTTCCCGGCTTTGCCCGCGAGCCGGGTAGCTCGAAAGAGCATACAAGACAATGTGTTACCAAACCATGTGAAAGGAAGCAGCGAAGGAGAGAATTCACTTCCTTTCTGTTTGATATTCCCCTTTCGGGGTTGGCCGCCCGGCCTGGAATCGAACCAGGCTTTGCACCTGCCGGGCGATTTGAGGGAGGCAAAGGCTGTCTTCCCTTGCCCCCACTCGAAAGGAGGTAGAACACCCAAGAACTGCTTCGGGCCTCCGGGACTTGAACCCGCCTTGTGTGCCCTTCACACGGCCCGATTTCTATTTCACCCTGGGGACCCATTCATTTCAGGTGCCCCCTGATTTTCCGGGTACCCTCCCTGTATAGTTATCATAGATAGCTATGTTAGAGAGGAGAGTCTGGAGGATGGGGGTTATCTTATACACCCCCTGCTGGAAACCAGCCCCCACTTTTTCCGCCACACCCCCGTGGTAGGTAGGGTAGGGGGTAGGGGGGTATACCTCGAAACCGGCCAGCGCTGCACCACCCCCACCCCCGGGGCGGGAGGGTCTTATTGCACCCAGCCACCCCCGTGCAGGCCGGTCTGCTTGATTGCTCTGGCCTGCTGCATCCTGTAATATCTGTGTAATTGACCTGCAACCCGTTGGGGCTCAACTGGTTGCACTTGCTTGTATAGCAAGCAGTCTGTAATTGCTACTTGAAAGCATCGACTCCGCCCACTCCCTCGATCTTGAGGGTAACGGTTGCGCCCTGGTCTACCTGCTGCGTGGACTCTACATAGCCGCCATTAAATGGCTGTTTCAGCTGGAAGATTGCTGCTGCTGCTTTCTTCGAATCGCCCTCTAACATAGTTAATAGTCTATGTTCTCTGTACTGTCTGAGGTTTTTGAAGGGGATTTCGTATCCTTTATAATTCCCATCCCCCGCCTCATACCTACTCAGTGTCGCAGCACTCACCGACAGGAATTTACAGAGGTTATAGTTGGAAGGGATTTCGCCGTTTTCCTCGCAGTATTTGATAAAATCATCTATATATTTCATCAGCTTTTCAGCGGATTCCACTTTTCTTGTCTGAGCCATTTAACTTACCTCCCTTCCAGAAATCTAGTACATCTAGACTTTCCCCAATCTAAGGGTATGAATCAATTATACATTCCAGGGTTTCCGAAAGGGGGGGCTTTTCAAATTTATTTTAAATTATTTTTCTCAATCTTTTTCGACATGTGTCTAATATCTTAGATGGAAAAGAGGCCCGGAAGGGGGATCTGTTGCCCCTCTCCAGGCCTCTTGTGTTGCTCTCTGCGGGGCGTTATACCTGCCCCTTGCCTGTTCCCTGCTCTTGCTCTTTCTGCTGTCCTGGCGCAGTCTTTGCCTGCTCTACGTAGTCCTCCATTGCTCTCCGCAGCACAGCGTTAACGGGATCCCCTCGCAGCTTGCAGGCAACGCGGAACTCCTCCAGCAGCTCCCGCCGAACCTTAACCGTTTGATATGCCATATGCTCCGCATCCCATTTATCGTTGCTGGCTCTCTTTGCCGCAGATACCTTGCGTTCGTCGTTCATCGGATCACCTCCAATTCTAATTACTATGGTACATAGTGCTCAGCACGTTGTAAAGTGTATATTTTGCACAAAACGCAGCTCCACCTTTTGGTCAGTATCATGGCTTGACTTTACACGTTACAACGTGTTACCATAAAGCCAAGCTAAACGACAGCCACCGAGACAGGCCAGCAGGCCGGAAGGGAGAACACCATGAAAAAGACAACCATCAACCGAATCGCAAAGAACAGCGGCTTAGGCCGCATCACCTACATCGGGCGTTATGCATACACCGTCAGCTGGGACGAGCTCCGTCAAACCTGGGACGTCTCCCGGTGCCACAAGGACAACCTGGATCGCAAGTGGATCGACCACGAGGGCAACATCGTCACCGGCTGGACCTGGCTCCACGTCGCAGTCTAAGGGAGGAGGCAGGCCTATGAAGTACTACAGCACACAACGACCGGTCATGCCGGGGAGCTATCCTAAGCCGCAGGGAAACCAGATCCGCGAGATTTGCAATTTCGACCAACGGACCTACTGCAACGAGATCAGCCGCGAGGCCTGGGGGTACATCGAGTACGCCAAGCCACTTGCCCCCTCCGCTGTATCCAACTACGAGCTCACCGCAGCGCAATAAGGTTCTGGCGGGGCATCCTCAAAAGCCCCACCCCACAAAAATTTGTTGAGAGGAGAACACCCCATGAAATACTTCGAGAATATCAAGACCCTGGACGAGCTAAAGAAAGCATACCGCCGTCTGGCGATGCAGTACCACCCCGACTGCGGCGGCAGCACCGAGGCCATGCAGGAGATCAATAACGAGCATGACGCCCTCTTTGAGATCCTAAAGCGCCAGCACAACGCCCAGGCCCAGGCCGACACCACCGGCAAAACCAAAGCCACCACCGAAACCGCAGAAGAGTTCCGGCAGATCCTCGATATCCTCTTGAGACTGGACGGCCTGGAAATTGAACTGTGCGGGTCCTGGCTCTGGATCGGTGGCAACACCAAAGCCAACAAGGACAAGCTCAAGGCAGCCGGTTGTCGCTGGTCCAAGAGCAAGGGCAAATGGTACTGGCACCACGCCGAGGCCGGTTCCCGCTGGTATCGTGGCAAGTCCTCCATGGCGGAGATCCGCACCAAGTACGGAAGCCAGTCTTTCCGGAGCCGTGGCACCCAGGACATCGAAACCGCTACAGCGTAAGGAGGCGGCAGGACATGAAAAGCAGGGACTCACCCAACAGCCGAAACCCCTTCGGGGGTCTACCGGAACCGCCCCACCGGTACTGATGATGGCAGGGCAGAAAGGAAAAATACCATGAACGCAACAAAGCACGCCACCACCAAATTAAAGAGCAGGGCTATTCCCTAAAGGAGAAAGAGCAATGAAAACATTGATTGCAATCCTGCTCACCGCCGCCCTTGCCTTTGCAGGCGGCCACGCCGCCACAGTCTACACGATGGAGATCGAAACAGACGGGGACTGTGACAGCGCATTTGTAACGACCCTGGGCCGTGAGTATTTTATGGGGGCCAACGGTTACGAGGTAGAATGACATTGACCGAATCAGAAAAGCCGCTCCGGAATGTGCTCCGGGGCGGCTCTTTTGCATCTCATTTTTTGACAGGATCTTGACAGGACGGAAAAGGTTTTGACATGCTATTTTATGCTGTTTTGTGCAGGGAATCAAGGTGCGAGGAGCAATGAAACAGAACAAAGAAAACCCCGGAACCCATTGATTTCCAAGGGCTCCGAGGTTTATCTGCTACTCTGCATCACAATGGCACAGGATTTTTCGCGCTTTCTTTGGAAGAATATAAAATCCATTACGCCCCAACGTCTCCGCCAACTTTGACAGACTTTTGACACAAAAACGCATTTAGCTTCTCTGCCGTCTTCTCTCTCCGACTCTGCCGGATGTGGGTATAGACGTCCCTCGTCACCTGAATGGAACTGTGTCCAATCATCTCTTTGGTATCCATCTCGTCAATGTTGGCGTCGTATAGCATAGTAACAAATGCATGACGGAGCTGGTGCGCGGTGATGTCTGGCCGCCACTTCCGCCGCGTTTTCTTCTTTTGGGTTTTGGGGTCTACCTCCACGGTCACCAACTCATGGGCCAGCCCCGCAGCCTTGCACCATTCCAACCAATTTCTTTCTGTCTGGCTCTTTAACCAGGGCGCGTTACCGCCAAATAGGTACCCATTTCCTCCATCAGGCAGAACCTTTTCCAGTGCGTCCAGCAGAACCACGTCACGCCGTCCCGCCTTGCTCTTCGGCAGCTTGATCATAGGCTTCCCGCCCACGAAGCAGACGGATTTTGTCACATGGATCACCTTTTTCTTCCGGTCGATGTCCTCCCAGCGAAGCGCCAATAGTTCCCCGCGCCGCAGACCGGTATGGAGCAGCATATAGGCAAATAATCCATTCTCTTTCTCCAGACCTTGCTTAACCTTTTCCTGCTGTTCTTCTGTAGGGGCATCCCGTTTTCCATCACTCAACCCGGCAGGCAGCTTTACCGGCCCACAGGGATTGCTTTTCGCCCATCCCCGAACAATGGAGAAATTCCAGATCATCCGGAACATGTCCAGGTACACCTGCACACCACGGCGGCTATACCCTTGTCCCGCTATGTGATTGATGTAGGCGTCAATTTCATCCGGCCCAATGTCCTGGATCTTCCGCCCTGCAAAGTGTTCCTTTGCCCGGCGCAGCGGTGCCCGGTACATGACGGAGGTGTTGTACTCCACCTGTTCCGTGTGCTCCCGGTCCCAGTCATCCGCGCAGGCCACAAACGTCCGACCGCCCACCTGGTCCTTTTGCCAGGCCGCCATCTTCTGTTTCACCTCTTTCTGCGTCTTCCCGTAGAAATACTTTGGCTTCTTCATTCCCGGCAGGGTAATCTGCTCCTGCCACCGCCCATCTTTCCGTTTTATCATTGCATTTTCCTCCTACTATATGATATAGTAGGGGTGCAGTAGGCCTTCGACAAACTTACTGTACCCCTTTTCCCGTCCCCAGGTGTTGGCGCACCAGGGGGCGGGGATTTTTTTATTGTCTAATAAGTCCGGCAAAAATAAATGCAGCGAGGCACCACCCCAGAGAATACTTTACGATCGTAAAGATCAACGCCTTTCCCTCCCGCTCCTTTATTCCGTCCCACGACATAGAAACGATAAGGGTAATGGAAAACCAGATCAAAAAAGCTGCACCGAGGAAATTCTCAAGAAACATTGCCACTGTCGTGTCTTCTCTAATATGATAAGCTGCATATCCCATGCCAGCGGCGAGAGACGCCGGAACAATAGCGTAAATCGCCGCGTCCCTCCCTGCGTCCCTTTTCTCTTTGTACTGTCTCAATGATACTTCCTCCCCCTCACACCAACGAAAACTCCGCCCGCACAACCAGGCCCAGGATCTTCACCTGGGTCTTTGTAATGTCGAACACAAATGGCTTGTGTTCCGGGTTGGTACTTTGCGGCATCAGCGTCACAATGTTTCCCTCCTGGGAAAACCGTTTCAGCGTGGCGTCCTGTCCGTCGATCAGGCAAACCGCAATCTGTCCCTCTTCCACCACATCCTGGCGGCGCACAATGACGGTGTACCCATCCCGGATCCCGGCGGCATCCATGCTGTCTCCATGGACTCGCAGGCCGAAATATTCATGTCCGCCGTTCAGGTCTGTGTAGGTGTATCCCTCTATGTTCTCTTCGGCATAGATAGGAGCCCCGGCAGCAATTCTACCAAGAAGGGGAATCCTTTTTAATTGCAATACCCCCTCTGGGACCTTCTGTTCTCTTTTCGATTCAATTAAATCGGATTTTTCTACACCGAAATATTGTGCAAGCATTTCAATCTTATCCATTCTTGGGATGTTGATCCCCTTGCACCAAGTGGAAACGGAGGACGTAGACACCCCGCAAATCTTTGCGATGTCCTTTTGCGCCAGACCGCGGTCTCGCATCATGTCACGCAAATTTTTTGCGAAAATCCTTCTGATCTCATCTTCCGGCATTGGTCTCACCTCCTTTTCTCCGATTATACATTAAAACCGGACAGAGTGCAATATAAATTTTCAAAAAATCCAGTTTAACTATTGACAATCCAGTTAAACTGGACTACAATGGGACCATAAAAAGGAGGTGACGAAAATGCAGATCTCTTTGAAGGCCGCCCGAGTAAATGCTGAGCTCACGCAAGCCCAAGTCGCCAAGTCCATCGGGATCAGCGAATCTACCCTAATCAAATGGGAGAACCGGCGAACCTTCCCAAAGTCATACCAGCTTGAGGCTCTTTGCAATCTTTACCGCGTCCCCGTAGACTGTATTTCTTTAACTAAAAAATCCAGTTAAACTTGAATTCTTGCGCAAGAAAAACGTTCGCGAAGCTACCACGAACGAATTTCCCCCAACTTTCGCCTGGTGCAGATGCAGCTACAAAATAAGCGGTCCCTGCTCAACCGAACAGCAACCCAAACACATAAGAAAGGAGGCCGGTCAGTTGTTCCACGACGAAAGCGGTTACCGCCGTCCCAACGACGCCCGCCACGGCTTGGAAAAGTTTGTTTCTTTTCTGTTTTACGGAATGGCTTGCTACCTCGGAGCCGTTACGGGAACCTTCCTTGCCGCCTGTCTCTTTTTGGCAGTCAGGTCCGCTCTGGGAGCGTAAGGATTCCAGCGCTATTTTACCTCTCTGGCTCAAAGTAAGAAGGTGTCTCTCCACATCTTCTCTCGGTTTCAACAACCCCTCTTCGTCCAGGAAGTGAAGAATATCGTCTGTTTCCAAGTCCTTGCCCCACTCCCACACAAGCCCGTGCTCCAGCCGTTCCAGCATGGAGACTTGTTCTTCGGTGTACCTCATGCCGGAGGCCCGCACCGGCTACACGCCGTGTACCCGGCCTGCTTGGCCTGGTACAGCGTCATCCCATGGCAGCTCTCTCTCAGATACTGGCAGCCATAGGAATGGTACTTGCTCCCCGTGTCTGTGACGTACACCGTCACGGCAGACTGGGACGCATAGCCGGACCCCTCGGAACTGGAGGACGTTGTCCCTCCGGAGTACGTCGCCGCAGAACTGGAGGAATCCTCGGAAGCCTCGCCCGCTTCCGCAACTCCATCTTTCTTCCCGTTCTCATATCCAGCCTCGTACCCCCGATCGAACCCTTCTGCATACCCTTCGGTTCGCTTCGCTTCCAGTTGGCTCTCCATCTCTTCCAGCTGTGATGTCACATCGACAGAGGCGGCCCCGGCAGCGAAAGCCTCGTCATACGCCGCCTGGATTTCCTCGTCCGTCATCATTTGGCAGGCCCCGAGCCCCAAGCAAAGAACGATGGCGGCAACCAGAAGCAATACCCTTCGCATCGTATTCACCCCCTGTTCCATCCTTTTATACCACTTATACCACAGATTCACCCAGGATGGAATAGGAAACCACAAAAAGGAGGTATCACCATGTCTCGAGAACACCCAGCCTACCGCGACAACCTAGAGGACCTGCTGACCTTCTTCGACGGCAAGCGCGTCCTCTCCATCAAAGAAGTGGCCCGGTACACCGGTAAGGACTGCCGGTGGGTCAAGGCACACTTAGGGTTCCAGGATCAAAACTGTATCTCAGTTCCCACCCTGGCCCGACGGCTCTGTGAGGGGGTGTAACATGCCCACCTTCTACGGCTTGACCGTTTCCGTT